GCTCAACCTGACCAACTGAACCATGGCAGCACATCCAGCCACCTGAGCTTTTAATCATCGATATTTCATTCTCAATAATAATCGGCATTGCGTCTGACGGGTTATTGCATGGGTCGAAAGTCCGATAGCCACTATCCATATAAGCTAATACAGATTCTTCCGTTAATAAGCATTTCTTCTTTAACCTTGTAGCAACTAATTCATTAATTTGAAGGTCGGTGTACTTATTATAGCTATTCATTGATTATCATCCTGTAATTTCTATATCGTCAGAGTCAATAAACCAAGGTTCAATTTCATCAATCCGAATACCCATATCATCTAGAGAAGGATAGTCATCAATTCCTTTATCTTTAGACCAATCGAATTGCTCGGTAAGCCATTCTTCATCCTTGAAGTTATTGAATGCTATTTGCTGGAAGCACTCAGCACAGAACATTGCAAAACCTGCTTTCTCATGGCTACCGTGTATATCAGCTCTATATTCATCACCAGAATAGAATTTATTAATTTGTTCACATGATTTTTTAAATTTATCTTCATCGATAACAGTGACAACCATTTCTAAATCTTTTTGCCACGAACCAGAACTTATTTTAATTTGTCTCATCTGTATATTTCTCCACAAACAACATTAACATTCCCCACTGACATTAAATGTTCAGCATGTTTATTGCATTCCGATTGCGTATATATATCTTCCGTAACAGGCACAGCAGAACCCTGTATTAGCATGAGTAATACATATCCGATTATTTGCATGGTTGTTTACTTCGAATGTTTAATTAGAGTTTCTTTAATCCAGCTCTCAGCTTCGTCATTACATGACAAAACATTATCCATTATTAATTCAATATCAATGGATTCATTTGCAATATGAGATAACGTGTTCATAAACATTACAAACTGTTTCTCATCACACTCTATAAAGTTTGCAAAGTATGCGCTTATTAAATGATTTCTTGCATATAAAACACCAAGCTTCATTTGCTCTCTATCAAATTCATCATTCATTTTTTATTTTCACTCCGTTGCTGATTAGCATTTCCTTGCACTCTTCCAATGCATTGTTATAACCAATAGCTAATCCCTCATCAAACATTCCATCATGACCAGTTATAACATCGCTTGGCAATTCAACCTCCAAACTCTCGCGTGATGCTTGCCAAGCCTCCCATGCTTTTATTGCTCTATCATAAAAATATTCTCCACTTTCATCTTTGTGTAGCGGGTATTTTTGTTCATGACCATGATTATTGAGGTACCAATATTCAAACTGCTGTCTTGATTTATCCATCACTCCACCTTTATTTGCTTTAATGCCTCACGAATAGCGTTTAATCGTGATTCCATTCTTAGATATTCAGGGTTGGGAATGGTTGGCCAGTCGTTATACCAAGCATCATCACCAAATAATCCAAGCAACTTGCCGCCTATAAAACTATTGCAACAGTCATCTTTAACATCATCTGATGATTCGATTAAATCCCAATATTCCCTTGCTTCGTGCTTATCTATTTCATTATCTTTGCGCAGTTTGATAACTTGCTTTTTAGCGTATTCAGCATTTGCATCGTTATCAGCGTCTATCTCAGAGATTAAATTAGAATCTAATTTGCCTATCCAGTAGTGATTATTGATACGCTTAATAAACTCAATTAGTGGGCTGCCCATCGAACCCCAAAAGCAAGACCATGAATTTCCCCATTCGCTAATTGTGACACGGCCGTTTTGATTATCGCCGTAGTCCTCAAGGTAGACATGGATAGGGTCGTGACGTTCTACATCCGTTATCACTAATTTAGTCACTTGAGATTGTTCAACTTTCATCGTTGCACCTTATCCCTCTGTCTTCACATACCAATCAACAAGATTATCAATTGCAGTATTGATATATCCTGATTGCTCTTCTTCGGTTAATTTATCCCATTCATCCTCAGTAATGCCCAGCCCACATTCAGAGTCAGAGCCAACCTTGTTTGTCCTTGCAACTAAAACCATCTGCTTACTCATATTCATTCCTCTTCATTGCATCCCTGCGAGTTAAATTATTTCAGCTGAATAGCGCCTTCTTCTGGATATTCAGTGCAGTAAAAAACAGGTTTTGACTTATCGAAGCAGTCTAAATTATGCTCATCATCTAGCGTGTATTCAGTTTCGTCATCAATGTCTAAACCGTGTGTGTCTACCTTTAAGCCAGCAAAATCAGCCATAGCTATTAATTGATTAGTTGTTAATGTAATAGTCATATCTACCTCCTGTTTGCATCCTTGCACTGAGTAATGGTTATATCCTTTGGTTAAATCACATAAATAGCGTGGCGTGGGTAGGGGAGTCCGATAGGGGCGAAAGGAATATCATCATCCCAATCTTGAGGTGGCTCACTTTGTGGTGCTTGATTGCTCGATGCTTGTTTTGGTGCTTGCGGTTGCTGAGGTTGTCCCCATCCTTGATTCTGCTGTGGCTTCTGGCTTCCTGCCTGATTACCGCCGTTACTGACAAAATCCAATTGGTTAACGATAATTACTGGTGCTGATTTTTTCTCACCACTCTGGCTTGTCCATTCTTCCATGACGAACTCACCAGTAACTGTAACCTTTATTCCTTTGGTTAGGTGCGGAGGTAACTTTTCAGCTTTAGGGCCAAACATCTTGCAGATAACCCAAGATACTTTTTCGTGTTCTCCGTAGCCTTGTTTCACTGGCAAACTAAAAGATGCAACCGCCTTACCATTTGGCGTCCATCGCTGTTCGCAATCTTTACCTAAGTTTCCACTTGCCGTTATTGTGTTAATTGCCATATACACTCCATTGATTGCCAAATTGAATGCCTAACTTGTTTAATCCCTGATCCATTACCTCAATGAACTCAGGTACTAACTCGTCAAATTCTTTCATCATTTTTTCGTCACGCTCAACAGGGAAATATGCGATTTCTTTTCCTGCTGGCATTCGTGGGTCAAAATTTGCAAAATGCCAGATATCCTTACCTGTAACCCACATGGAATATTGAACTTGAGCCACATATTCCTTTTTCATTGCATCGATTCCATTCAATGCTAAGTCTATAAATACGTCCGTGTTATTAGGGCATTTAAGTTCTAATCCAGAGCCATCACTGCAAATGCCGTCTGGTGAGCAAGCCATCCGTAGTTGCTCATCTTTAAATATTATTGGCACTTCCTTTGCCGTTAATCCGGTGTAAAACTCGAATGTCATCCTTGCTTCTAATTCGTAGTTTTTACCCCATTCCAGCGTCCTTGCTGATACTTCCTTGTAAACTCCTGTACAGACTTCACCAATAAGGGTGTTTAAATATGTTTTCTTTGTGTCTGTCCATTTTTTCCCTGACTTTGGCTTAGAGATAACCTTCCATGCCTCAGAGGCGGTTACTACACCGAGCCTGATAGACATCCATTCTTCGCTTCCTTGCTCTACTTTGGTTAAATCGATGCCTGTTTTGCTTAGAATGATGTCATTACTAATCATTTTCCTTCTGCCTTTTTCCTTAGCATTTCGATAATGGTATTGGCTTCAAATGCGGTTAATTGCTCTGGACTGGATATTTGATGGTTGAATTTTTTACTAATGAATGTGAAGAATGCGTCACTCCATTCGCCATTAACTTTAAGCATCAAGTCCGTGATAGCCTTTAATTGATCTTCACTTGCTGGCGTTATGTCCCTTGGTTCTTGTTGCTCGTTCCCAAAATCAATACCTTCTCCAGCCTCAGTATTAACATAGTCAATAGCCTTATCTAAACGTTCTCTTCGAGGCCAGTATTTGGCTGCTTGTTTCACTACTGTTTTTAGAATCATCTGCTCTTCGTCAGTTACCCAAGGACACGATTTTTTCTTTGATATCCAAGCTTTCCATGCTGTTGAGCGGTCACGTATTGCGTAAATATCAGCAATAGCCATTGTGTGAGTTAGATAGTCTCCATCTTCTGTTTTTACTACTGTGTAAGCACCAACAATCTCACCTCTCTGCTCCTGAGTAGCAAAGGCGTTGTATTCGTGGCGAGGTGCGGTATCTATTGATGTAAGTTGGAAATTATCATTTTGTCGAACAATGCTTGATTGACACCACTTAATAGCCTGTGATTGTTGAGCAATATGCATCAAGCCCATGTAACTGATATCGAGACATACTTTCTTGTCTCTAGGAACTAGGTAAGCCAACTTTTGCGCTGGGTTTAAACTAATTCCGATAGCTGATACATTCATGATCGCACTACGAACTGAAACAAGATTATTAACTGCAACATTTGCCAGATAATCATTGTTCGCAAATATTTGCATAGCAAATTCAGATTCCCTTTTGAATGTAATGCTTGGCTCGCTACACACTTGTTCGAACTCATTTTTAAGAGGATTTACAACCTCATATATTTTTTGAACTGCATTTGTCACGACATCCTCCTACGTTCCTGATAGCTCTTTAACTCCTTATAAAGACCATCAATTGTCATATCGAAAACGCTGTCACTCCATTGACTGGTAATATCCTTTGGTAATCCATCAACCACATTAAATGCGACATTACTTAATTCAGCGTCCTTTGCATCAATCCATGATGCTTCTTCTTGTTTGCGTTCTTCCCTTGCGTCAAGTTCATGGTAAGGATTCACACAACCCTCCTTAGCAGAGCCAGCTTAGAAATAGGGACGCCCTTTGTTGCTTCATTGACAATCCTGTCAATCTCTTCCTTGTCGAACTGCATAATCCATTGCAGGGCTTCCACTGGGTCAACTTCCGTTAATTTAGCCAGCTCACTGAAACTTCCTGCCTCAATACTGAGCTTGCTACTTTCGTCAAATTCCATGACTGTTTTTCTGTCTACTACCCGAGTTCCGTTCGAGCAGCTGTATGAAATTCGCATAATTACCTCAACTTACAAATGTCGGTATTACGCCAACGGTTGTTACAATGACCACAGCTAAACTGAATAACCATAGGCTTGTACGCTTATTTTTACGTGCTTGAGGCGTAGTGATACGCACCGCCATGCAATCACGCATAGCGCTGTAATAGTTAGTTTTCATTGTTACCTCGCTAGGTGAGCGATAGGGTGGTTATCTGGTGTTGGTGCGGTGGGTTACTGCTGAGATATTTCTTGGATATCTAATTCCGTGATGTTTGCCTTAGCTCCAATTACTGCCCATAAATAAATATGCTCTGCGCAATCACCTTCATCTTCTGCTTCAATATCCTTTTCCCAAGGCTCGCCATTCCATTTACAAGCCACCTTGAACATTGGCATGTCATACTCTCTCCGTTATTAACTAAATACGATGCTAATCATCAAGCTTGAGTTTTTGAATTAAATTACTCACGGCGGTATCTACTGCTTCCTGATCGATGGTGTCGAATAGCTTGTTGCGTGCTTCTTCCGCTTCATTAAGGCTTTCCTCATCATCGTCGTCGTAATCTATCCACAATCCAAAATCGACCGCGAAAAGTTTCTCTGGCCAGCAATATTGCACCCCGATTTTTGACTCATCGGCGTCATGTGCTTTCTTGATTAGAATCTGACGTCCATGTGACTCAAATTCCTTAAACCATATTTCCATTTCTATCTCCTATCTATTAATCAACTCACCAACCTATTGATAATCCACACTCTCGCAGTGGACGCGCTCATGCCCTTGAGTTCATCTTTCATGGCTTAGGTTTGGCATTCCTAATACGCGTAACCACACATCTTTTAATCCGTAACCCTCACCAGATGTGAAGCTGGCTCTCATAGAGACTCGGGAGCAGGTCATAACCCTGCAATTGCTACCTTTCGGTTACTGCGGTCTATCCGCTTACTTGTTACATAAATCATCCGATTCAAACGGTGCTTTTTATTAGGCGAGACCGATTTATCGCCTTTGGTTTATTGGTCTAAAAAAGTTATCTCACCACAGCCCACAGAATGGACTGTAATTAGTTAACTGGCGGATAAATGTTCGCGTGCCTTTTGATTTAACTCGTTAAATACGTCGCGGAATATCGGATATTCTTCTTTTGATACTTTATTTAAATACCGATGAGCTATAGCGCCTGTTTTCTCATCAAGTACAATCCGCCCACCGCTCACTCCATTAACAAAAAAGAACCTAGGGAATTTTCTCCACTGAGTTATCAGGCCATCTTTAATTGCGTTAGAAATATAGGGGGGTAAATCGACCGATTCAGCCATGGAAATTTTATTTTCTTCTCGCTCTATAGCGTCTTTTGTTATCTGAATGCTTAACTCAATGTTTCTTAGTGCTTCACTTTGCTTTTCCCACTTGTTAAGCGTTGCGCGTCCGTTGCGCTTATCGTTCAGTGGTTGCCCATTAGCTTGCTTTACTGTGTCGAAGTGATTCTGTAAGCGCTCGTTAAATAGCGCTTCTTTCTTTGCTAACGACGCCTTTAATATTTGAAGTCGCTTGCTCATATCTACCCCCTCGCCGTTACCCCGAACTCACTGCTCGGCTGTTTTTTCAGTTTTAATGTTTTGCGTGTATCTGGTGCTGACTTTAGACTTAACACCAAGTTTGCCAGTACATCCGTTTCATCAACTGGTTTGATGATTGAATCCCATATTTCCTCAGTAGTACGACCGCGATTAGCTTCTTCTAAAGCCTTACGCGCCATTAATTCACCTCTAGCGATATAACGACGCATCTTTGAATTTGTCTTACCAGTGCGCGGTAAGTAAGTAATTTGAGCCATAATTTACCCTCGGTTAGTAAGTATTGGTGATTGGTGGTAGGTGCTGATCTCCTACTTAGACTATTTCCAGTGTTAGCTGCCACTCCGTCAGGAGGATACACGTCATGATTTTCACTGGATTTATTGGGTAACTGTGCTTTCCGGCTATTTACGCAGCTTGTCTTACAATGCACACTTCTGCTTTACCCATCTGAACCCGCTAAGTTCCGCTAATCAGCCTTAGCACTCACCAATCCCAATACTCACTTGGAGTTTTGAAACTTTCCCACAATGGCGGGAATTAATTTGTAAAAGAGCGAACATCCTGTTTATCTATGGCTTCCTGCCTTCGATGAGTTATATATTGAACCAATAGTTCACATAAATCAAGAACCAAAAGTACAATATTTTATTATCATAGTGAACTTTTAGTATATTTTGTTGTTTTTAAACGGTATTTATTTTTGTAAATATTTAAAATTAGCTCTTGATCACTAATTTATTTAGGCGGGATGAAAAAAATCCCTCAGGTAGAGGGATTAAATAAAAAGCATGAGGTTAGTATGACGTGCAGTTAACGGTAGAACCTAATTTTGTACAGTTCGTTGCTGTTACTGGTTTTTTATAGATGTTTTGCTGTTGTTGCCATAATAACAGGCTTTGTTGTGCTGATATCGCTCTAATAGCCGAAGCGCCATTGTCTTGTCTTATTTTTTCTGGTCCATATTCAATAAGAGAATTATTTTTAAATATAAACTTATAGTCGGCTTTATCATAAGACCAACCAGACATCAGCCTGTTAGCATAAATTAATATTTCATACTCATTGCTTGACGAGGCTCCATCAGGGTTGCCCATTATTGATATAACATTGTCTTTACTCATCCCAGAATGTATTGATGATATTTTATCACCTGTTACACAACCTGATAAAGCAATGATAATAATTAGAAAAAATATTCTCAAAGCATCCTCTTCTTAATGATTAAAAGTTAGACAAATCGCATCATCATTTGAACTACAACGCCAATAATTTTACAGTTTCCATTTATAGCAATAGCGGGATAAGCTGGGTTTAACGCTTTAAGATATTTAGCTCCATCCAAGACAAGCTTTTTGAATGTTGCTTCATTCGTGTCAGTAAGCTTAGCTATTACCAAGCTTCCATTTATAGGCTCTCTTCCTGTATCTACTAGGACTAATGATCCCTCAGGAATACTAACTCCTGTTGGAGCCGTCATTGAGTCGCCCTCAACCTTAAGCCAAAAAGCAGATCCTTGAACAGAAACTTCAGACTCGTACCACTCATCGATCTCACTTAGCGTGTATGGCTCACAAGCTTCCGTCCAATTACCAGCCTGAACAAAGCTAATTACAGGGTATTTAGGTGCTGGTCTATAAGGTCTTGGATTACTAACATTTGCATTATTTACATTTTCTTGCCCATGTTGCAACCAGACTATATCCACTGAAAGTAATTTAGCTAACTTATTCATCACCTCCTGTCTTGGTAGTGATTCAGCATTAAACCACTTACTAACGGCCTTGGTGGTTACGCCAAGTTTATTAGCTATTTCTGTCGCTTTGCCATGGTCATCAAAACCAGCATCTCTTGAAGCCTGCGCAAGCCTCTTGGCAAATAGTTCACGCACATTATTAGTTTGTACCATACGTTCAATAATAAACACCTTGAAAGGAACTGTCAGTTCAATTAATATATGTACTGAAAGTTCATTAAGGAGACTTCTATGCACGATTTAAGGGAGCCAATTAAACAGATTGGCGTTGCAGAAGTAGCAAAGGCATGCGGAGTAAGTGAGCGAGCTGTTTATAAATGGATTGATAACGGTTTTCTACCAAAAACAGAATTCTTTGGAAAAACGAATTATGCAAAAACAATCCAAGCCCTATCTAAAGGGAAAATAAAAGCTGAAGACTTACTGGCAATTAGCCAAAAAAAATTACTTGCTGCTTAGTTTCACCCGCTCTTTTCACAATTTAGGTTCCGCCATTGTGGAACATATCAACAATCCGCTCATATGGAATGAGCCACGGATCATTACTGCTGTTCCCAATATGGGAAGTAATCTAAGAAGGAATTTAACAAATGGAATGTGCAAAAAATATCAAAGTAGAGTGCTCATCAAACGAATTGATGACCTTCTATCTAAAAGAAATGTATTCAGTCGGTAATAACGGACTCGCTAAGGCGCTAGGAATACACCCATCAAAATCCAGTCGAGATAAAGCCAGAATATTCGATTTAGCTTGCCAGTTGGTGAGTAAGTTCGGATTACCCCCTGACTCTGTAAATATCAGCGATAAGCCAACGAAAGTTGTTCTTGAGGGTGATTATGCAGAAAGGGTTATTCAGGCTCTTGAAGGAAAGGGAAAGGTTAAAAGAAAAGCCCCAGCGGACACTGAGGCTTCTCAACAAATGGACTTAACCATTTAACTTAACAAATACACTGTATCAATAACCAGTATTAAAGGGAAGCTGATTTTGAGCTTTCCTTTTGCTGATACAGCTAATTAATGGAGTAATTATATATGAAATCAACAGAGAAACAAAGACATGGAGGTTGTCAGGTATGAGCGTTGGTCACTTGGGCGAAATGAAGCTTAATCGTGATAATCCTGTTCCAGAAGCTCTACCTAGTAATTTTAGAATTGAGGGATGGGTTTATGTCTTAAGCAATGAATACATGCCAGGCATCTATAAAGTAGGGATGACAACCGTATCGCCAGAATCAAGAGCTAAGGAACTATCATCAGCAACTGGTGTTCCTGATAGGTTCAAAGTAGAAGCGGCGTTCTATTCAGATTCACCAGGAGATGATGAGTCTGAGATTCATGAGTATCTATCTGAATACAGAATTAATGATTCTAGAGAGTTTTTTAAATGCGAACTTGAAGACATTGTAGATACATGCTCCGAAGTTTGCTTAGCCAGAGTGGGAGACGATATCGCTGATATTGCTGATTCATTCGACATTATTTGCACGCATAACTTGGATGAATTAAGGCTTGGTGATCTATTCGAATCATTAGGATTGAATGTTTTTGGTTGCAAGCTTTCTGCTGCGGAAAGATTAATAAGGTTAGCTGCTCAGCTATTACAGAATAAATTTACCGATCAACACTCTCTGTATTTTACAGAAGATACAGCATACCTAGTAAAAAGCACTATGGGGAAACAATACGATGAGTATCTAAAAAATGAAGAGGAAGCAAATAATAGTTATAAATTAGCAAATAAACCGGAGGTACCTTTCTAATGGCCAGAGCAAGAAATATTAAACCAGGCTTTTTTACCAATGACGACCTTGCTGAATGTGATCCATTTGCACGAATTCTATTTGTTGGTTTATGGACTATTGCAGATAGAGAAGGTCGCTTAGAAGATAAGCCACGTAAAATTAAAGCAATGGTTTTGCCATACGATGACGTTGATTGTGAAAAATTACTCGCACAACTACACAGTAAAAACTTTATTACCAGATATGCAGTAGATGGAAATGAGTTTATTCAGATTAATAACTGGAAGAAACATCAGAACCCTCACGTAAAAGAAGCGGCTAGTGAAATACCAGAACAAGTAATGCAACCTACTGAAAACAAAGGAGCACCAGAAAAGCACCATACAAGCACAGTACAAGAACCAGAAGAGCATACAACAAATCCTGCTGATTCCCTTAACCTGATTCCTGATTCCCTTAACCTGATTCCTAATAACACCCAAGCCGAAAACACGGCTTGTCCTAGTGAGCCAGAAAATCAATCTGCAAGTATTCACCAAATGTCGAGCAAGTATGCATTCGAGGGAGAAGTGATCCGCTTAAACCACAAAGACTTTGCTGAATGGCAATCGCTGTATTCAAACATCGACTTGGTGCATGAGCTAAAACGACTGGATATCGAGTTCAGAGCCGCTAAGCCTAAAAACTGGTTTATCACTGCAAGCCAGAAGTTAAATTACCAAAACAAGAACTCAGGTAATTCATGGAAAGCCACGCCACCTAAGCGAGCTGTAAACGAGAATTTTGCATCCAAGGACTACGGTAAAACGGATGCGCCAACATGGATGAATTAAATCATGAACCTATCAGACAAAATCGAGCAAATCGAAAGGCAACTTGAAAACCTAAGTAAACCGCCAGCAGAAATACCGAACACCGAAGTAACGATTGTTGAATTAACCTGCTCTAAGCATGGCGCATATCAAGCCAGAACTCGCTCAAGTAAAACCGCGATATCAATTCCATCACGACCAACACCTTGCCCACACTGTCTCGTGGAGGAGCTGGAAGCCTTGAAGATCGAACAGCGTGATTATGACATGCGTTTCAAGAAGAAACTTACAGAGAAACTCCTTGATGAGCTTCATGTTCCAGAGCGCTTTAAATCTTGCACGCTGGATAACTACGAGGCTGTGAACAAGGATGCTCAATACAATCTCAATGTCTGCAAAGCCTACGTTAAAAAATGGGAAGATCGCCTAAAAAATGGCGGTGGTTTAGTGATGTGCGGAAAGCCTGGTACTGGTAAAAATCATCTAGCATTAGCAATAGCGAAAAGTGTTGTTGAGGATTATCAGAATTCTGCGCTATTCACGACAGCCTTGCGAATTGCAAGAAAGTTTAAATCCACTTGGAGTAAGAATTCTACTGAAACGGAGTTTGAAGTTATTCGGATTTACACAAAACCGGATTTGTTAATCATTGATGAAGTAGGTGTGCAATTCGGCACCGAGGCAGAAAAGCTGATCCTATTTGAAATCATCAACACTCGTTACGAGAAGATGAAACCAACAATTCTAATCAGCAACCAAACCAGAGAGGAATTAGGCGCATTCATTGGGGAGCGAGTTATTGACAGGATGAATGATGGCGGTGGTTGTACGTTGGCTTTTACATGGGATAGTTACCGAACAAGAAAGCAAGTTGCTTAACACGCAAGAGGATTTTTAGATGAACTTACTAACACATACTGTCACCAAAGTTTTAGGTGATCCGGTTCGTCACACTTACAAATCGGATGATGGAACAGAAAATGAATATTACCAAACGCCAGTTGAGTGTGATTGCTGGGGTGATATTTCAAACACAAAAGTAATGACCAATACCATCAAGCAAGCCAAAGCGATTAAGGTTGGCTATGAATGGGAATCGTGAGGGGGCATCTAATGCAGGGAACTAATTCAACTAAGAGCATTCAACTAGAAGTTCTTTACATGGGCAAAGATTGCATTTGCGTGATTTTTCTCAAAGGGCCTGCGCCAGTAAGTGCATTACAGGGCATCGAAACGCAGCTATTACAAGATGCTGAAGAGTATGAAATGTTTACTGAACATGGCACATATCAAATCAGCGTTACGAGAGACAACGGTGAATATGATAGCTGTGGTCGATGCGAAATTGCACCTTATTGGGATTTCGATATTCAATCATTTGAACCAATGCCAGAGGAATATTATGCAGGGAACTAATAGAGTCAAATGTAGTGAAAGACTGCCTGTTATCGGTGATCCGGTTATAGCATTTTTAGAAGGAACGCCGGTGGTTTTATTTTTAAATCGGGTCAACCTTAATGATGAAATAACATTATCTCTTCAGTGGGAAGCTACTTATTTCCCCAACAAACCCATCAAATTCTCTGATGTCGAATACTGGATGCCAATCCCACCAATGCCAGAGGGTGAATGATGAGGTGGATGCGTTATTTATTGCATGACAGATGGGTATTGATTAAATGGTGTAGGAATAACAATCCAAGCCATGATTTAGCCGAGAATGTCATTAGGTGCTACAAGCTGAAAGGGTGGATAGCTAAAGATGTTAGACGCATATGCAACAAGCCATAGCAGCATGGAACAGGAGAGCTAACAGTGAGTGAATTAAATAACAATCCGGAATTTGGAATGCCAATCATTAGTAGAGATAACGCTGAACTTCATCCCGATTTAAAAGGAAAAGTTTTCTATTTAGTTGGTTGGGATGATATAGCGTTTGCCATAACAAAAATTAAGGGCAGTACGGATATAGATTTCTACACAGGGAGGGTAATGGACAAATTCCGCCCTGCAATGAAAGATGAAATTGCATCAGTTAGCGAGAAATAAGGGGTTAACTTGGAAGCAGATTTCCTCTTCCACGAATCAACCAAAAATACCGCATGGCAACACCTCAAAGAAGTTCTAGCAACAAACCAACCACACCGAATCATTATCAAGCCTTGGAAAAACAAGCGCTCATTATCTCAGAATTCCACTTTTCATTTGTGGTGCTCAGAGATAAGCAAATATCTATGTAAGAACAACGCCAATTACACGCCTGAAACCGTTAAGGAGATGCTTAAGCATACATTCCTAGGTTATGAGGTGGTCGATATGGTTGACGTTACTACACAACTTACAGAGCGCGTAAGGACACTTCGGAAAACATCAAAACTTGATACAGGTGAAATGTTCCACTTCATGGAGCAGGTTGAACGCTGGGCGGTAGGTATAAATTGTTTCGTGACGATACCTGATAACTCTGAATATATGAAATTGAAAAGGAAACAAGACGAATGACGCCAGAAGAAAAGTTAAAGCAGTATGACGAGAAGTTAGAAGAAGCTCAGAAGTTGGTTCGATTTATCGAAGAAAGTCGCCGTGAGCACATCAACCGTTACAACTTAAACAGGAAGTGATCATGACTGAAGAACAATACAGGACTTATGCGCGAGTAATAGTGGTTGGTCGTGAATTTATCTCGTTTAATCACAACACCATTTCATCTGTTACAGGTTTAACACCCGCAAGAGTTGGAACTATTTTAAGAAAGTTGCTTGCATTCCAGTGTGTAGAGCATGTTGAAACAAAGAGCCGTAAACGCACTCGCCCAATTAATAACTACGCAGTAACAGACGATGCGATTACTCGATTGAGAAATCAGTTTGAAAAAGAGCGTTTGGCTAATCTTCCACTCTTTCCAAAAGCTAAAAAGGTTGAAGCAAAGAAACCTAGAAAAGTGCTGGATGATTTTATGTGTGGATTGTCATTTGTCGATAAAGCCAACGTATCAGGCATGGGTAATCCGATGCTGATGAAGTTTGATTCATTATTGAGTGGGGTGAGAGTGTGAAAACTAAGTCCACAAAAATGGAATTGGTTAAGTTTGAAAGGAACGAGAAATTATTCACAAAGGAATATAACGTTTATCACAATGATGGAGTTCGAACACTAGAACAAAAGATATCAATTGCTAGAAATGTATTTGGAAAATTTAACGTGGGCGTTGAGATAGATGGTTTCCCTCGCATTGGTGAAGAAGCCGAAGCGCTGCTCAAATACGGAGAGTGGCTAGAGAGATTAGGCATTGCAATTAGGCGTGAAGCTAAACGGGCGGTAAAGCGAGGTGTTCAATGAACTGTATGTCATGCAATAGACCACTAACAGATGATGAAATTTATGTATGCAGCCAGTGTGCTGATGAATACGCTCATCTAGAAGTAATGGATAAAATCAAAGGAGAGGGAGATGGCGAGGTATCGCAGTAAATATAAACACAAACATAAATATCCAAAGAAACCACAAAAGGAGTTTGAACCAATGTTTAATGCCAATTTATTACGCTATGGAAAATTTGTCGCAATATGGTTTATCGCCATGTTAATTCTTGGAGTTATTTTGGGGTGATGTATGGCGAACTTACGCAAAGAAGCTCGAGGCCGTGAATGCCAAATTAGAATACCTGGAGTGTGTAACGGTAATTCTGAAACTGTCGTCCTAGCTCATTATCGAATGTCTGGCATTTGTGGTACCGGAATAAAACCTAATGATATTTTTGGTGCTTGGGCATGTAGTGCTTGTCATGATGAATCAGATAGACGCACTCACTACGTCGATGCTGAATACGCAAAGCAATGTCATTTAGAAGGTGTTATTCGCACTCAGGATATTCTCATCAAGGAGGGTAAGATTAAGGTATGAACGAATATCACTTAAAATTGCCGTGGCCGCCGAGCAATAATACGTACTGGAGGCATTGTAGAGGGCGGCATTACATCTCAACCAAAGGCACCAACTACCGAAAGCAAGTAACAGATTACATCAAGCAACATAACCTAGACGTCAAAACCACTTCCCGCATCAAAATAGTCATCACTGCAAACCCCCCTGATAAACGCAAAAGAGACCTCGATAACCTGCCTAAAGCTGTTTTCGATTCCCTTACTCATGCCAATTTTTGGGATGACGATGAGCAGATAGATGACTTCCGCATAAGGCGTGGCGAGAAGGTTAACGGTGGATCCTTGGATATCACGATATGGGAGATAGCTTAATGTTCACTGATATAGACGCAGCTATTGAAGAGGCAAGATATTTTAAATCTCAATCGGGTGGTCGAGTTAATTTCTGTGTAATGCAAGTTATGAACTATATGGAAGTAGCCAGCGGGCTGATGGATGGTGTCAGAGTCCTATATACAACTGCGAATGATGATTATCACACAGTATTACCGGAGGTGAGATGAACCTAGAAAGCGCTGTTAAATATCACTTCGCCAAAACAACATCAATATCAGATGCGCCTAGCTCAACATCGCCAGATAGATTAACCGGTACTGATGTTATGGGCGCTTTTGGTATGTGTCAGAGTAAAGAGTCATTCGGCTATTCAGCATTCTTGGGGAAGATGGGAATAAGCCGAAATGACAGAGACAAAGCGATACAACTTTTAATTCGGCATGCATTGAATCATTGCGACAAGGTTCCAGCCTTACGCAAGCTCGATATGAATGTTAAGCGAAAGGTAATGCAAATACTCGCAAAATTCGCTTATGCAGATTATTGCAGATCAGCATCGAGTGTTACTGAGTGCGTAAAGTGCAATGGATCAGGTTTTAAGGTAAAGGCGGTTAAGGTTAAAAAAGTCTTTGGTAAAGAAGTTCGCATTATTGATGACACCGAGTCATGCGCTTGTGATAAGTGTAACGGTAAAGGTTATGTTTCTTGTGCGTGCAATGACTGTAAAGGGCGTGGCATGGCAATAGATAAGGAAACGCTAAGGTTAACTGGTGAAGCTGTCAGTATGCCTTGTAAGCGTTGTTCTGGTCGTGGTTACGAGCGAATACCTGCATCAAAGGCTTTTCAGGCTGTGTCTCATTTAGGGATTACGATTGATCAATGGAAGCGTTCAGTTAGTAAATTTTATGAGTCATTGGCGGTTGAGTGTGAAAAAGGAGAAAGTAACGCAGATTACATGCTAAAAAAGGTAACAAATTAAAAACGAATACTTCTAACGAATGAATTGACTTTTGCACTTTTCTGTGTAAATATCGTTCTAACGATGGGTTATTGCCATTTCGTTAACGTTAAAAGAATTCAATACCTCGCTTCGGCGGGGTTTTTTTGTTATCTGAAACAGTGCCCCTCATAGTCCCTATGCAGAGCGGAGGAATCTGGTTTGCGATACACTTGGGGCTTTCGATGTACCCTTATGGGGCTTGAAGACCACGCCACCCGCTCGCAGGCAATAGTTACTACCTGTCTAGTGGCTTGGTGTGGCAACCTAATTTAGACAAAAGAAAATCCGCAACACCACATTACAGTTGATCTTTTGACTAAATGCACCCTCTTCATTTTGGAGAGTTGTGTGATTAGGGACCCCAGATGATGTTTTGGTCGACGGATATCTGGTGTCCCTTTCTATTTTAATTCCCCCGAATTCGAGGGAATAACTGAATACGGGTAACAACGGGCATATCGCCTTAGTAAATCCCGATCGGTGCATGAGTAACGTTCCATGCCGTCAGCCCACGAAACGGGCGCTTATTCAACCATCCGGAATTACCGGATAGTTCACATTCAGAAGATCGCTTAGGCGGTCTTTTTTCGTATATGCCGACCACAGAATCAATCACAACACCTCACATTCACACAAGAGCTGTGAGTCGGCGTTCTATTAACTAATCAGGACTACATATATGCAAGAGCCGTTAACAGGCACAGCAACCGCCTCGTTAGCGGGTGTCTCTATTGTAGGTCTCTATTCAGGTATGGACGCAGGCGTTGTAATCGGTGCGTTCGCAGGGGCGGTGATATTTGTATTGTCTGCTCATGATATCCGGCTGTTAAAACGATGGGCGTATTTCACAGTTGCATTTGCGATTGGGATATTAGGCGCTGATTTCATGTCTTCACTACTGAGTGGCATTATCGGAGATAGAGAGGTCGATCGCTCTGTTGGTGCCATGTTTTCATCGGCTGGTTTGGTTGGTGTGTTAGTAACGATATCTAAACCCGGTGCGCTCACAGATAGTATCAACAACGTTATTAACAACCTGATAGATAAATTCAGAGGAGGTGGAAGATGACCATCTCAATGTTTTGGATTTACATCAACTTTTTCTCATGCCTGCTTGCTGTTATTCGACTCATTAACTATGACCGTAACGGTGCTAAATATAAATTCATTCCGTCATTTATAGCGTGGGTACTCATTATCCTGCTAGGTTCGATCCCGTTACGAATATTAACGAATGACTACACGCATGCAGATCCATTTGAAGTCGGAATCAATATCACACTATGCGCACTAATAATTCTTAGTCGTGGGAATGTGATGCAAATATTTAGAGGGGTTAGTAGAAATGACACTCGGTGAGAAACAACGCAAGTTCACTCGCATGATTGCGGACTTAATTATTTTTGCCTACGACAACGGATATGAGCTGACATTCTCGGAAGCATACCGAACGCCAGAGCAAGCACAGTTAAATGCTAAATCAGGATCCGGTATTAAAAACAGCTTACATACACAACGCCTAGCCGTGGATTTCAACCTATTCAAAGATGGTAAATATCTAACGGCATCAAGTGACCATAAATTACTTGGTGAATATTGGGAATCTATCGGCGGTACGTGGGGCGGTCGATTCAATGACGGCAATCACTACTCGTTAGAGCACAATGGCGTTAAGTGATATGAAGCTAGGCGAAACAATAGTGTCGGTGGGTGTTATTCTGGCAATGACCATCGCTATTGGGTGGCAGGGTGGCAGAATTGATAAACTGAAAGACTCAAATGCTGAACTAACCACTCAGCTATCTCAACAAGTCGAAATCAACAAAGACTATCAAGCCCGTATCACTCGATTAAATCAACTTGATATTCGTCACTCACAGGAGTTAGCCAGTGCAAAGAATGAAATCGACACTCTTCGTGATGCTGTTAGCTCTGGTTCTAAGCGCGTGTACATCAAAGCCGAGTGTCCAGCAACCACCAAGAATTCCACCGAAAGCGGAAGCAATGAAGCCTCCGCACGACTTAACAAAGCAGTTGAACAAGATTATCTACGTCTCAGAGAAATGATAGTCGAGAACGAAAAGCAAACTTTGTATTTACAGAATTACATTAACACTGAATGCCTCGCTCAATAGCGGGCTTTTTAATTAACAGCGAGAAATAAAATGACAGATAAAGATATCGAAAAAGAAATTCAAGCTAAAGGTAAAACTGCCGCGCGTATCACGCCAGACCACATTGAAGGTGTAATTGCTAGTGAGCATTACTTTACTGCTGGTGATGGATTTGCAGGTGCGCTATCAGTAAGTGATGAATTTTATAAATTAAGTGAGGCGGAGCGCGTTATTAACCCACCGTCTCAATTAGATGTATTAACGTTCTGCGTTCTAATCCTGAAAAATGGCTTCACGGTTACTGGTGAGTCAGCTTGTGCAAGCCCTGAAAACTTCGATGCGGAAATTGGTCGTAAAATTGCACGCGAAAATGCAGTTAACAAAATCTGGATGCTTGAAGGTTATCTGCTGAAACAGAAGCTATCTGAAGAATAACCCCGACAAGGTAACAGGAGGTGATCCTTCTTGCTGACGGGTAAGCCGTAAGTGACCAAAGTAACGTAGTGATACGTGATGATGGTTGCGATTAACTTCACACAGGAACATCAAATGACAGAAATTACAGCACAGAATCAAATGCGCTTAGAGCTATTACGGTTAGTTGGCAATGATACTGCGGCGGCTCAAGCGGCTATCGAGTTTGTTAAAGATGACGCGCTCAAGTTTGAGTTATTCAAAGACGCATACAAAACATGTCAGACGGAAGCTCAGTTTGTAGCGCGAGCACAGAAAGCCGCTCGTGATGCTCAGGAAGCACTCGACCTATTCACGCAATAGTTAATTACACAGCTCATTTACGAGTGGGCTGGATAATTGATTAAAGGGGGATATATGAAATTACATAAAAAAGTAAAAGTCCCCATATACGGACTTAACATTCATATCTGCGCTACCGAGGATGTTGCGGGTAGTATCTATGGGCCTGGCATACATAGTTCATCAAATATGGGTCAGGTTGTTCAGATTGAAAACACAAAAACTGGTGAGATGCTTATCCTCATTAGCTTTAAAGATATCGATTGTTTTAATGCCGACACTATATCTCATGAGTCAGTGCACGCTGCATGGAAGGTGTTAGAAATAGTTGGCATTAAAGTAGACTACGAAAATCATGAGGCGTTGGCGTATCTAACTGGTTGGATTAGTAATGAGATAAATAAGTTTTATTACAAAATTAGTGCTAATGGTGATGACTTATGACAAAGAAAAACAAAGGTGGTCGCCCGTCTAGTTATATGCCAGAAGTTGCAGAAGATATTTGCAAGCTATTAATGGAAGGTGAAAGCCTGCGCCAGATATGCAAAAGACCTAGCCTACCTGCAATAAGCACAGTAATGGAATGGCTGCAAAGGCATGAAGAGTTTCGGGAACAATACGCGCACGCGCGCGAGGTTCAGGCGGAATTATTAGCCGAAGATATCATCAACTTATCTGATGCGGTTATTGAAGATGGTGCGGCAGTTGCTAAGGCTCGTTTGCAGGTTGATGCCCGTAAATGGTACGCATCCAAGTTGGCACCTAAACGTTATGGTGATCGGATTCAACACGAGCAGAAAATTACTATCACTGATTTGACTGATGAAGAATTAGATAAGCGCATTAAGGAGCTAAACAATGGACAGGGAGCAGAAAATTGAGCTTCTTAGGCTCCTTGAGGAAAAATCCCGCCGCGCAAATGTCTACCGCTACAAAACTTATTACGAAACTCGCTACCCTTGGCAAAAGAAATTCATTGCACTAAGTATAGAATATTCACAGGTTGCATTAATTGCAGCTAACCGAGTCGGAAAGACTGATACGGCTACCTATATCGACGCTATTCATGCAATGGGTGATTATCCTGATGATTGGGATGGGTATAAGTTCGAGCATGCACCGCTTATCTGGTGCCTTGGTTACTCTGGTGAAAAGTGCAGAGACTTATTGCAAGCACCCATCATTGGCAGGAAAACAGATAACGGCTGGCAAGGTGGATTGATCCCCAGTGAGTTGATTTTCGATACTGAGCCAATGGCTGGTACACCTAATGCCGTTCGATCTGCATACATCAGGCATAAATCAGGTAACTTATCAAAGATTCAATTCTGGTCATACTCTCAAGGTCAGCACGCTCTGATGGGTGATAGCGTTGATTGGTTCCATATCGATGAAGAGCCAAAAGATCCTACTATTTATCCGCAGGTTTTAACTCGTACCGCAACAGGTGATAAAGGTCGTGGTGGCCGTGGCATCCTGACATTTACACCAGAGAACGGCAGAACGGATTTAGTTATCGGATTTATGGATAACCCATCATCTGCGCAAACGTGTATGAATGTTGGATGGGATGATGCGCCACACTTGAGCGAAAAGGTTAAAACTGAATTGCTAGCCTCGTTCCCACCTCATCAGCGTGATATGCGAACCAAAGGTATCCCGATGCTTGGTCATGGTCGTATTTATGACTTTGGTGAAGAGTTTATAACGTGTGACCCATTTCCTGTTCCTGATCACTGGGCTGTAATTAATGGCATGGACTTCGGATGGGATCACCCTCAAGCACACATACAGTTAGTTATCGATTTAGATAATGACGCTTATTACGTCACTAGGGCATGGAAGGCTAGTAAGACTTCACCCGCTGAAGCGTGGGGTGCTGTAAATAAGTGGGCTAAAGATATCCCTACCGCATGGCCACAAGATGGATTGCAAACTGAAAAAGGCTCTGGCTTACAGCAAAAAGAATATTACGAAGATGCAGGATTTAAGATGCTTAATGATCCTTCTCAGTGGCCTGATAAATCCCGCTCTGTTGAAGCTGGTCTATTTGAAATATATGACCTAATGAGAACGGGGCGATTTAAAGTTTTCCGTGGGTTGCGTGATTGGTTTGAAGAATACAACTTCTATCACCGCGACGAGAAAGGAAAGATTGTTAAAACTCGTGACGACTTACTTGATGCCACTCGATACGCCTACATGATGCGAAGGTTCGCAAAACGCTTTGGCGAAATAGGAAAAGTTAAGCAGCGAGTAATTCCCGCACCAATTAGGCCGATTAGGAGATAACAATGGTCGATAGAAACGAGCGGCTTGAGAAAATACTTCGCAAATTCGACCTCGATTACTCTGCATCTGAAAATGCCAGAACGGAGGCGAGAAACGATTTATTCTTTAGCCGCGTTAGTCAGTGGGATGATTGGCTGGAAAGCTACGTCACATTGCAATATCGAGGTCAGTTTGATGTAGTACGCCCCATGGTTCGTAAGCTCGTCGCTGAGATGCGTAAAAACCCTATTGAGGTTCAGTATCGACCGAAGGATAACGCGCCAGCCGATGCCGCTGATATTCTCATGGGCATGTATCGAACTGACATGCGTAACAATAGCTCAAAGATTGCCGTTAACGTGGCAGTAAGAGAGCAAATCGAATGTGGTTACGGTGCTTGGCGACTAGTTACTGAGTACGAGGACGATAACCCAACCAGTAATAACCAGATTATCCGACGTGTTCCAATGCATGAGTCTTGCACTCACGTTATCTGGGATTGCAACGCCAAGGCAATGGATAAGTCTGACGCTAAGAATTGCACCATCATTCACGCAATGAATGTTAATGGGTGGGAGTCTTTCGCTGAGCAGTGCGGGTTAGATCCTGACATTCAACCATCTTTCCAGTCACCTAATAACGACTTACTTTTCACTTGGTCGAATGGAAAGACAATTCATATTGCTGAGTATTACGAGGTAGAGGAAAAGAAAGAGTTAGTATTTGTCTATCGTGATCCGCTAACTAATGACCTTCAAACGTATTCATCAAAGGAAGCGAAAGAAAAGATTGATGAGCTGGCTAATGCTGGTTATGAAAAAGTAGGCGAGCGTAAAGTTAAAAAGCGCAGAGTCTATAAGTCAATCATCACTAGCACTGGTATTTTGAAAGATAGAATGCCGATAGCTGGCGAGCATATTCCAATTGTGCCTGTGTATGGTGAGTGGTCATTCTTTGATGATAATGAACTGTATGAAGGCGTTGTTAGACTATCGAAAGATGCTCAACGGTTGCGTAACTTTATTTTATCCAAGTCTGCTGACACCGCAGCTAAGTCACCTAAGAAGAAGCCATTCTTTCACCCTGAGCAAATAGCAGGGTATGAGCACATGTATAGCGGTGAGGATGATTATCCTTACTATCTAATCAACCGTACTGATGAGAACAATATTGATCTTCCTCCTTCCCCTGTTGCATACATGGAAAATGCCGAGGTTTCACAAGCTGACGCATTACTACTAGAAGTTGCAACGGAAGCCGCCAAGTCAACTGCTCGTGTCGGCGTTGATACTGAGGCAGCTAATGGACAAGTGGCGTTCGATACCGTTAATCAACTAAATAGTCGCATCGACCTAGAAACGTATGTGTTTCAGGATAACTTAGCTATTGCAATGCGCCGTGATGGTGAAATTTACGCATCAATCGCTGCTGAGATATACGACACCAATCGAACGGTAACAACAACTGCTGAAGATGGGGGCGAGAATCAGGTTGAGCTAATGCAGGAAGAACTAGACTTCCGCAAAGGTGAAATGGTTGTTCGCAATGATATCCGAGGCAAGTACGAAACATTCACTGATGTAGGGCCATCTTTCCAATCGCAAAAAGATGCTGCTAGAGCTGAGATAGGCGAGCTTATCACCAAGGTTCCAGTAGAGCATCCAATGTGGAATGTCATGATGCTGACATATGCAAATATGATGGAAGGCAAGGGCGTTGAATACATCAGAGATTACGCCAACAAGGAATTGATTGTTAATGGCTTGAAGAAACCAGAGACCGAGGAAGAGCAACAATGGTTGATGGAAGCTCAGCAAGCAGCACAAAGCAATCAAGATCCAATGATGGTAGCAGCACAAGCCGAGCAGAAGAAAGCAGAAGCCGAACTGGTTAATGCACAGAATCGCATGGCTGAAACACAAATCAAAGCATTTACCGCTCAGAATAATGCACTTGAATCACAGGCCAACACTACATTGACCTTAGCTAAAGCTGAGGACTTGAAGCAAGGCGCAGTGATGCAAGCAATTAAACTTCTGAACGAGGTTGCACAACAGCAACAACAAAATATTCCTACCGACAATAACGTCGAGAAAAATCCTCAAACCATGTAAGAGAGTTAAATATCATGAGCACAACCACCGAAATTCAGAATAAATCTGAAGAATTAATCCTGTCTGGCGATCAGGCGGCGGCATCCGCAGATGGCTCAGTTATCGATAATGCCAACGGTAACGCAGGACAAGAAGAAGGCTTCGATATTGTACTGAAAGACGATGAGATCACACAGGAAGGGAAGCCAAGTAACAACGCTGTTCAAGCGGCAAAGCGTATCGCTCGCAAACGCCAGAAAGAAATAGAGCAGCAGGTTAAAGCTATTGAAAACGGCGAGCTTCCAGAACACTTGCGTGTAAAACCTGAACTTCCTGCAATGCCTAAATTAGATGATTATTTGTCTGATGAGGCATTAGGCAAGTATGACTACGACACACACAAAGCAAACGCAGCATTCCAAGCCGATTTATTGCAGTGGCAAAACAAAGCCTTGGATGCAAGAAGTAAAGCGGTAGCAGATCAAGGTCGTAGAACTCAGGAATATACACAGCAAGGTCAGCAAGTGGCTAATGCAATCAAGGCGCACTATGATGCGGCTGAGAAGCTAAATCTGCCTGATTATCAGGAGAAAGAAGATTCTGCATTGCAAGTATTACCGCAAGGTGTCTATGAAGCAATTGCTCAAAACTTCCCAGATAAATCAGCCGCAATCATTTATTACTTGGGTGCAAACCCAGAAAAAGCCAAAGATTTATTTAGCAAAAACCCAGTCCAAACAACTATTGAGCTAACTCGATTAGCTGATCGTTTAACTCTCAAGCCTCGCGGTTCACAACGTTCATCCGCACCTCCTGCTGACGAACCTATTAGTGGTGATGTTACAGCGGCAAATGTCGCGGCATTACAAAAGCAAATGGATGATGCAGCAAGTAAAGGTGATGTACAAAAGTACCGCGCTATCAAGGCTAAATTACAAGGAATAAAATAATGGCTTTAAATGAAGGTCAAATCATCACCTATATGGTGGATGAAGTAGTAAACACTATCGAAAATAACTGCCCGATGGCTCAGCGTGTAGGTAAATACACACCTCCAGCTGGTGATATGCAACGCTCACAAAATACTGTCTGGATGCCAGTAGAGCAAGAAGCACCGACTCAACAAGGTTGGGATTTAACCAATAAAGCGACAGGTATCTTGGAACTCTCTGTCAAATGCAACATGGGCGTTCCAGATAATGACTTCTTTGGATTACGTGCTGACGATACGCGAGATGAAACATCTTTACGTCGTCGCATTCGGGCATCTGGCTTAAAACTGGCAAACAACGTTGAAACATCTATTGCTAAACAGGCGGCTGATACCGCATCTCTAGTTATTGCTGATGCAGGCGATCTGTCAAATGGCGCAGATTCTTGGGGTTTTGTATCTCAGGCCGAATCTCTTATCTTCTCTCGTGAGTTAAACCGCAATGAAGGGTTGAGTTACTTCTTTAACCCTGACGATTACCTAAAAGCTGGTTATAACTTGGTTGGTAAGGATTTATATGGACGAATTCAAGAGGAAGCGTACAAATCAGGAACCATTCAAAAGCAAGTTGCAGGTTTTGAAGATGTTCTTCGCTCACCTAAACTTCCAACGCTAAAAGCAGCTACTGCGACAGGTGTTACTGTTGATGGCGCGCAGAAGTTTAAACCTGAAGCATGGAAGGAAGATGTTGACGGAAACCGTGAGAACGTTGATAACCGCACAGCAGTAGTGAAAGTTAGTGACGGAACAGCATTTAAACGCGGCGACAAGATTAGTTTTGCCGGTGTTAAGTTCATCTCTCAGATGGCAAAAGACTTGCTGACACAAGACGCAACGTTTGCAGTAGTTGGTGTAGATGGTAATAACATCACTATCATGCCTAAACCAATTGCACTTGATGATGCAGCACTGAAGCCTGAAGAGCGAGCATATGCAAACGTCAATACATCACTTGCAGCAGGCGCGGCAATTAGCGTCCTTAACATTAAAACGTCTAAGACAAATATCTTCTGGGCTGATGATTCAATCACCCTACTGTCACAGCCGATCCCTCTCAATCATTCGCTGTTCAGTGGAATGAAAACTGAGTCATTCAGCATCCCATCTGTCGGGCTAAATGGCGTTGTTGCATATCAGGGTGATATCTCAACACTGGAAGGTAAATGTCGTATTGCTGTGTGGTATTCAGCATGCACTAAACGACCTGAAGCTGTCGGTGTTGGTCTTACTGGTCAAAAATAAATCCTCGTTGTTATTTGGGAGCTTCGGCTCCCTTTTTTATTGGAGATGACAATGAAAACGATGCTTTATAAATCTGATGGTGATGTGAAAATTTGGGGGATGAGCCTTCAAATTATCACTGTCAACGATGATGAAATTGAAAGTCATTTGAATGATGGTTGGTGTAAAAATCCAAACGACACCAAGAAGAAGGCTGAAGATAAACCCGCTACCAAGAAGAAGGCGGTAAAAGATGCAGATCATAACGAAGGGTGAGTTAGTCGTAGCGGCATTACGTAAGTTAGGTGTTGCTTCCGATGCTACATTAACCGATATCGAGCCTCAGTCATTAGAAGATGGCGTGGTTGATTTAGAGTCAATGATGTATGAGTGGTTTGAAGATGGTGCTGGCATTCACACTGGTTATAAGTTCGCTGATGAAGATACACCCATTGATCAAGGTGATGAGCACGGGTTAAACAAGCAAGCCATTAACGCAGTCATCTACAACCTAGCTACTCGTATCGCTCCAGACTATCAAATTATCCCACTCGATAAAGTTATTACAACTGCTAGATATGGCAAAGAAAGACTCATGCGAAGCTGTGCTTTAAAGAGAGCTAAAAATGCCAGATCTCATCATCCAGATGGTTTCCCTATTGGCTCAGGTAATCGATTATTAACGATGACTGGTCAGCGGTACTTCCACAGGAGAAAGCCACATGCCAAGGATTCAGATCCCTCTTGCTAGAGGTTTGCGAAAAGACCCGTACACAGCAGATTATATTGATGGTCTTCCAGTTAATATGTTGGCCACACCGAAAGAAGTATTGAATGCGTCCGGTTACTTGCGCTCATTTCCTGCATTAGAAAAACGTCATAGCGTTGATGGTGTGTCTCGTGGTGTTCAGTACAACACAAAAAACAACACGGTCTATCGTGTGTGTGGTAATAAGCTTTATCGTGGACAGAATGCCATTGCTGACATTCAAGGTAGAGACAGGGTTACTATGGCGCACTCTGGTTACAGTCAAGCAGTGGCGTCAGGCGGTAAGTTAAAATTATATCGCTATGATGGTGAGGTTAAGGAGCTATCTAACTGGCCTGAGGAAGAGGTAATTTCTGAAGGCTATAAGCGTGACGTTAAAAAATGGACTCACAAAGAAGGCAATGATGACTTTGTGCCACTCACAAATGGTGATCTGGATGGGTTCTTAACGTTAAAAATCACGCCAAAAACTTCTGATGGTAAAACTGGTAATGAAATGCTTATTACTGAGCAGATGGTTGGCGTTAAATTATCTCAGCAGGAAGAAGATGATAAACCTTATCTTACTGACGTTCTGGTAGAAGGCATTAAGCGTGCAGGCGGTAAAATTACAGTCACGTATAAAATGAACCTTGCTAAATCTAGCGAACAAACAGCCAAAGACGTTACTGAATTTGTAATGACGCAAGAAGTGTTAGAGGTAGTTGAAAGGTATCCTCAATACGAATTAGGTGATGTTGTTGATGTTGCTCGTAACCGAGGTCGTTACATTTGGTTACAGAAAGGCGGTGAAAGATTCGGAGTTACTGACTTAGAAGATGAGTCTAAACCTGATCGCTATCGTCCGTTCTACACTGCTGAATCACAGCCTGACGGCATTATTGCTATCGATTCTTGGCGCGACATGGTGCTTTGCTTTGGTTCGTCAACCATTGAATATTTCACCATTACCGGCACAGCAAGTGCGTCACAAGTAATATACGCGCCACAGCCATCTTATATGGTTCAGATGGGTATTGCTGGTCGTGATGCTAAGTGTAAGTTCGGGGAATCATTTGCATTCATCAGTAACCCAGCAAACGGCGCGCCATCTGTCTATATCCTTGGCTCTGGTTCTGCTAGTCAAATATCTACCGCAAGCATTGATAAGATCATCCGTAGTTATACTTCAGACGAGTTGTCACTGTCAGTTCTTGAGAATATTCGTTTTGATGGTCATGAGTTACTCATTGTTCACTTACAGCGCCATACGCTTTGCTTTGATGCAGCAGGAAGCCAACAATATCCGCAGTGGTGCATTTTAAAATCTGGGCTGTATGAAGAAACTTATCGTGCAATTGATTTTATGTACGAAGGTAATCAAATCACTGTCGCGGATAAGAATGATGATCTTGTTGGTAATCTTGCTTTCAATAAATCATCTCAGTATGACAAGCAAGTAGAGCACATTCTCTATACGCCTATGGCTAAAGCCGATAACGCAAGGGTGTTTGATTTAGAGCTTGAGGCATCAACAGGCGTTGCTCAGATTGCTGATAAGTTATTTCTATCTGCAACAACTGATGGCATTAATTTTGGTCGAGAACAAATGATTGAACAAAACTCACCTTTCCAATATGACCGACGTGTTTTGTGGCGTCGAGTAGGAAGGGTGAGAAAGAACATAGGGTTTAAAGTTCGCGTTATCACTAAGTCACCTGTAACGCTGAGTGATCTATCGATGAGGGTTGAGTGATGGCAAATGAAAACCTTTCTAACCCCATAGAGATTCAAGCCTCTTATATTGTTCCAAATATCCTGCCTGATAACTTTAGCGAAACCTATCGACGCATAGTCTTGAGTGGTGCTGATGACATGGCTAAGGTAGCTGGTCGTGCAAATGAGGCTGGCGCTGAGGCTTTTGATGCTCAAAAGAGGAATGATGATCAAGATATTATTCTTGAAGATCATGAGGAAAGACTTGGTGATGCCGAAGAAACAATTATTGAGCATGGCGTTAAGTTGGCTAACCATGAAGAGCGCATCACAAAAACGGAAGAGGATTTATCTAAGTTAGAGGTAAGAGTCCTTAATGTTGAGCAGGACGTTGATGGGCTAAAAATAAAGATACAAGACCTTGATGGTCAAATATCTGAAATTAAAGTTGATTACGTTTCTCTCAGTAAAACAGAAAAACAGAAGCTTTCATCTCCTATCGATGTTTCAACATCCTACTCAGTAAACGGAACTAAAGTTGTCGGCACTCGTGTTACTGGCTTTACATCAGCAACAGGTACATCACTTAAGGGATCGTTTAACGCTAACCAGTCCTACTCATTCAGCGCCGATTACACTCGCTCAGAAATGCAAACTCTAGCAAGTGGGTTAGTTGAGGCGAGGCAACGTATCAAGGCGCTTGAAGATGCGCTTCGATTACACGGATTAATAGACTAATGGAAATTAAAATTATTGATAATCCTATTCGACTATCTGAGTTTTTAAATGATAAGTCGAACACGGGAAATATCGTTGATGGCAATGATCAGTATTTCATTAAACCTGATGCGCTTTACTTGGGGATTTATGAAGGAGTTCTATTGGTTGGTATTTTCGAGGTGCGTAATTTTTGGCATACAGTTGTTGAGTGTCACGCCATCTTTGATGCTGGTTTCCGTGGTAAGTATGCCTTTGATGCACACAAGCTATTCTGCAAGTGGTTACTTGAAAACAGTCAATTCACTAACTCGGTAACTATGGTTCCAGATACCACAAAATATGGTCGCGTTATTGTGAAAATGCTTGGTGCTACACGTGTCGGTCATTTAGATGATGCGTACATCAGTAATGGAAAACCGGTAGGTGTCACTATCTATCAACTAAAACGCGAACAGTACGAGGAGTTATTAAAATGCTGATTATTTCAGAGAAATTCAGAAACTCACTGCTACCAATGCATGGATATATGAAAGGTGGCGGTGATGGTGGTGCGGGCGCTCAAGCTGATGCCACTCGTGAAGCTACGGCGTTACAGCGTGAAATGTGGCAAACGAACATGCAAAACCTTGCACCATTTACTCCACTCGCTCAACAGTATATTGGTCAATTGCAAAACTTATCTTCTTTAGAAGGTCAGGGTCAAGCATTAAACCAATACTACAAATCTCAGGCATTTAACGATTTATCAAACCAAGCTCGTTATCAGCAATTAGCTAGCGCAGAAGCTACCGGTGGGCTAGGTTCGACAGCAACAAGTAATCAACTTGCATCTATCGCTCCTACGCTTGGTCAAGGTTGGTTGGCTGACCAAATGAATAACTATCAAAATTTGGCAAACGTTGGGCTTGGTGCTTTGCAGGGGCAGGCTAGTGCTGGTCAAAACTACGCAAACAACATGGGGCAATTGCTACAGCAAAATGCAAATGCTCAAGCGGCTATGGCTAATCGACCGTCACAATTTCAGCAAGGGATCACGGGTGGTTTAGGTGGTGCAATGGCGGGTGCTAAACTTGGCAGTATGGTTCCTGGTCTTGGCACTGCGTGGGGTGCTGGTATTGGTGCTGGCGTTGGTTTATTGGGAGGGTGGTTCTAATGGCTACATGGCAACCATCAGTTAACTCAGGTGGCTTTCTTGGTTCGATAGGTCAATTTAATGATAACGCGCCAAGAGCTAGTGATGCAAATCCTGTTATTAACTCAATTAATCAAAGTAATGAGCTAGCTCGTTCTGGTGCTAATAACATGGGTTTGCAAGCATTAAATGGGCTTGTAGGTCTTGCTGGTATCTATCAAGAAAATAAAGCCAAAGAACGTCTTGGTGAATTCCAAAAAGCATGGGGTGAGGCTATGGCCAATAATGACACCGATACCATGAAAGGGTTATTTGCTGAATTCCCAGAGATGGAGGCGCAGATAGGCAAAGGCATGGAGGGTATCCATGCTGATGTCCGAAAATCCACTAGCGACTTAGCTTTAGGTTACTACGCTGCCGTGGTTAGTGGTAAGCCAGAGGAGTTTGTCATAAAAAATGCTGATAAAATGCGCCAGTATGGATTTGACCCGCAAGTAGCCTTGAGTATGGCGAAAGAAAACCCAAGTGCAGCCAGAGAATATGCTGTGGCTCTTGGTATGTCTGCGGAGGGAAGTCCTGAGTTATTTATCAATAAAATAAATGCTGATGAAAACAGGAAAGTAACAGTTCGCGGGCAAGATGTTAGCGCTGAAACTGCACGTAGAGGTCAAGATATCAGTGCTTCTACCGCGAGACGAGGTCAAGACATATCCGCTCAAAACTCCATGCGTTCAGCTAACTCAACTGGAAGCAAGCCAGCCTCAGTGCAAGAGTATGAATACATGCAATCTCTTTCACCAGAACAACGCAAGCAATTTATGCAGTTGAAAGGCAAGGGTGGTATGGAGATGAAGCCTGCGCAGTTGAGTAATGGGATGACGGCAATGATAGATCCAACCCCTTACGGAGCAGGTGAAAGTAAATATTACAGAGGGATAGACGCTAACGGAAACATGATAACAGTTCCAGTAAAAGCAATATCAAGTATCTCTCAGCCTGAAGGAATGGCTACAACTAATATGATGAGTTCTGATATGAAGAAATTGCTTGATGCGGATGATAAAACCCTATCTTCAATAACTGGCATTACTGGTGGTGCTGGCAAGCTTCCTATCACATCGGACTATAGAACTAAACTAAACGATGACGAGACAAGAGACTTATATAATGCAGCCGAAAGGGTTTTAGGCAACATGCAAAATATGAGTATTGAAAAAGCAAAAGCAATGGGTGCCAGTGGCATTAATACTGTAGCTGAATTAGAGATATATAAGAAAGGATTGCCACAGCCTGACTTCTCCAGCCCAAGAGCTATACGTGAGACTTTAAAGGCAATCGAGCAATACAACAAGGACTTCGATTCTGGGAAAAATGCTAATTTAGGTGCAACATCTACCCAACAGACGAACAGCACTAACGGGAAACATGGTGGAGGTCAGTCAGGCTCAATCCCTGAAGGAACTACCGCAACCAACCCAAAAACAGGGCAAAAAATAATTTTTAGAGGTGGTCAATGGCAACCGATTTAGGATTACCTGATGGATTCGTTTTGGATGAGCCTGTAAATAATAGCTTGCCAGATGGTTTTGTTTTAGATGAACAACCAGAACAATCAACTCAACCACCACAGACAGAAAACAGTTATATTGCTGGCATGAAACAAGCCAACCTGAACCTTTCACAAGGTTTGCAGCAATCATCTGAGGATGCCAAAGGTTTCCGTGAAAACGTAATAGATGCCTTTACTGGTGAAAGCAAGATGACCCCCGAAGTCTCTGGATTGGAAGGGATCATGTCTTCGCCAGAAATGAATGCATTTAATACTGATGCAATGAAAGCGGCTTGGGTACAAATGTTTGGTAATGATAACGACTTCGTAAAAGTTATCAGCAATATGGGGGGTCAGGTATCTCAAGATGAAAAGGGAAATTTACTGGTTGATTTACCGTCAGGTCGCTATGCGTTAAATAAGCCAGGTCTTTCATCTGAAGATGTCATGCCATTTATCGCGAACGCAGTTGCATTCACTCCTGCAGCGAGAGCGCCAACAGTGTTAGGTGCTACTGCAAAATCAGCAGGTACAGATTTAGCTCTACAATCGTCTGTTAATATGGCAGGTGGTGGTGATATTAATCCGTTACAGACAGCATTGTCGGCAGGGCTTGGAGGTGGGTTTAAAGCAGCAGAGAAACTTGTTAATAGTGGTTATCGGGTAGCAGCCGGCAAGCCAACTCAAGAAGCGGCTGAACTGTCTGAATTTGCTAAGCAGAACAATGTACCTCTATACACGACTGACGTTGTTCCTCCGCAATCAAAAACTGGAAGGTTAGCTCAAGGAGCTGCTGAAAACATTCCTTTTGCTGGTACGGCAGGTTTGCGATCAAATCAACAAGAGGCTAGGAGTAAACTTGTTCGCGATTTTGCTGACAGGTTTGGCGAGTACGATCCTAGCCAAGTTGTTGAGAGTTTGAAGCGAAAAACATCAACAATAAAACAGGCGGCTGGTGAAAGGTTAGAGTCAATCCAGAATGCGTTATCTGGCATACCCATTACTCCCAATCGAGCAATAAACCAGATTGATAGCGAAATAGCCAAGTTATCTAAACTTGGTGAGGTTGCTGACACGCAAACCATTTCAAAATTGCAGTCTTACAGGAATGAGCTTGCATCCGGTAACGTTGATATTTCTCAATTAAGAGACTTAAGGACTCAATTTAGACAAGACGTCAAGGGTGAGAGAATGGCTATGCCTAATCGCTCTGACGCTGCGATAAATAGAGTTTATAAAGCTATGTCTGATGATGCTGGTGATGCAATATCAACAAACTTAGGCGCTGATGCTTTACGCAAGTATAACCAAGCTAATTCTATCTATGCAGATGAAGCTAATAAAATATTAAATACTCGATTGAAGAGCATCTTAACCAAAGGTGATTTAACGCCAGAGGTGGTTAACAATATTTTATTTAGCAAAAACAGATCTGAAATTAGGAGCTTGTATAACTCAGTTGACACTCGTGGACGCGCTCAAATGAGGAATGCCATTATTGGTAAAGCAATTGAGAAAGCTGGTGACTCTCCCGATCAGTTCTTGAGGCAACTAAATATCATGTCAAACCAAACAGGAATAGCATTTAGAGGTCAAGAAGCTATTTATATAAATGGGTTGAAGAAGTATTTAGAAGCTACACGTCAAGCGTCAAAAGCTGGTGTCACAACGCCAACTGGTCAGCAAGCAATTCCTTTCATACTTGGACTAGGAGCAGCAATAAAACCATCAACTGCAATTGGCGCTGGAACTTATGGCGCACTTGCTCGCATTTATGAAAGCAAACCGGTTAGAGAAGCAGTGATGAGATTAGCAGGAACTCCAGCAGGAACAAGTAAGTTCGAAAAGGCAGTCTCTACAATATCACAAAGTTTAAGTGCTGGTTCACAGGCAGAGGTTAGAGATTAAAATAAACAACTTAATTAAAATTATCTAAAAGCAAAGAAAACAAGAAATACAGCAAAGGCACAAAGGATATAAAATCCACCTTTAACTGTATTGGACAAGGAGTTTAGTGATGTTAATATCTCACTTAGCATCACTTCTTTTTTATCCTCCAGCGTATCATCTAGGTCTATCTCTTTACTATCGTCCAGATGGTTATCATTATTTTCGTCTTTACTCAAAGAAAGTCTAGAAAGTGAAATGGATGTCAGCATTACGAAGTTTTCACTACTTTCATAATCAGGGTTAATGAGGTAGGTGTTTTTACCGAACCACTCCATACCATCACTATACGCGATAAATCGAAGCGCGATACTAGCTGATTTACAACCACTTCTAACTTCATCGAATATTTTAGAAAAATTCAACTTGTTTAAGTGGATAGTAATAGATAATGAATCATCCTTTTTTGTAAATAGTGATGGGCTTTTATCTCTTTTATCTAAAAAGTAAAAATTACCACCAAATATATCGCAATTATCCCTATCATCAACCTCCATGATTGACACCTCAATACTGGTAGGTTTTACAGATAAGAGGTTGCTACCATAACTTGATATGCATCGTAGGTTTTCGGATATTGATTCATCATCTATTTGTAATGTTATAACACGGGTTGTGGTTTGGTCTTTTTCAAACAGTGACGTATAGTAAGAAAAATCTCCTTTTTCTGGGGTTTTAAATGAATCTCTTTTGGCTATTCCATATGTGGTGGTTGCATTAACTTCATTAGATGACATTCTGATAACAGCCATTTTTCGCTTATATTCAGGATGCGATCTTTCGCTTGATGGATATCCCTCTGTGCTATAACCATCACTGTCTTTAACGACAACAGTATCACCAAATAACATCACCACGCCCTCACTGTTTATTTTTTATCATTAATATTTATTACTTCTTTTATTCTACATATTTCGTATTCAAGGGTCTTAATTTTATCCGCTAAATCAGAGATAGTTAACACATGAATGTGTTCATTCCTTCGAACCCAAGCCTCTATTGCTGCGGTCATTTCTTGGTTTGAAGATCGTCCGTTAGCTTCTGCCAACTCTGCAATTCTATCTTTAAGCTCTACTGGCAACCTCAAATTTACTTGAGGATGTTTATATTTTCTCTCTGACATACCTACTCCTTTAAGTTTTTTTATAGAGTAGGTAGGTATCTATTGACTATCAATGCGTACCTATTTAATATGTATGCGTACCACATACAATAGAATACAAGGAAGAGTGATGAAAAAGTCAAAGCCATCAACTGTTAGATTCCCAGAAGAGATTCGAGAGTTACTAGAATTTTTAGCAAAAAAAAATGATAGAACTTTCAGCAAAGAGATAGTTAGCCGAATTCGTAGAACCTTGGAAGAGGACGGATTAGCTTGCTAGAAAAGGAAAGCCCAACTTGCGTGAACAGGCTGGGCTTAGAGTTAGCTCGTAAATATTAGGAAACGAACTATGAATACTATATCAACAATTAACGTACCTTTCCACGGTAACAATTTATGTATCGTAACCCATGACGGGGAGCCATATGTACCAATGAAACCTATTGTGGAAGGTATGGGGTTAGATTGGAAAAGCCAATTCAGCAAGATTAAATCAAGGTTTTCTAAAGGAATGGCGTAAATCACCATACCCACAAATTAAGGTGAATGAAATGGCTGGACATAAAAACAAAATAACCCAAGAGCTTGCCAGAAAGTTATTTAGATATGATGAGGAAACTGGAATTTTGTATCACAGAAATCGTGATAAAAGCATGTTCTCAAACAACGCTCAGTATCTTAACTGGAATGGAAGATACCCTGATACACAAGTTGGCTCAAAGACAAAGACTGGATACCTCTGCACAAGAATTAATAAAACTGATTACTACGTCCATTACATTATATGGGTTTATTGCCATGGTGATTTTTCTAACATGGAAATAGACCACATAAACAGAAATAGGAGTGATAACAGGATATCAAATTTAAGATTGTGCTCTCCTTTGCAGAATGCGCATAACAGAAGTAAGCACAGGAGAAAGGACGGAAGAAAAGGCATTTACAAGAGAAATGATTGCAATACTTGGAGAGCGATAATCACTGTAAATGGTAAAACAGTAAATATTGGTAGTTATAAGACAGAGCAAGAAGCAATTGATGCATATAAAAAAGCCAGCCTAAAGGCTCATGGTGAATTTAGCATTTTCAATTAACAAACAAATAATACAGCAATAAAGGTCACTTAATGTGACCTTTTTTTATGGAGAAAAAACATGGCTGACGTAATACCAAATGTCGTAATTTCAATGCCCAATCAATTATTTACGTTAGCGCGTAAATTTCAGGCTGTCAGCAACGGTAAAATTTACATCGGAAAGATAGATTCTGACCCCACGCTACCTCAGAACCAAATTCAGGTTTATTTAGAGAATGAAGATGGCTCTCATATCCCAGTTCCTCAGCCATTAATTATCAACCAAGCTGGCTTCCCTGTTTACAATGGGCAAATTGCTAAGTTTGTGACAGTTGAAGGTCATAGCATGGCTGTGTATGACAGCTATGGCGCACAGCAGCATTATTACCCTAACGTATTGAAGTATGATCCTGACCAGTTTGGTAAAAGGTTTAGGGAGGAGCTAAAGAGCAGTGATGGAAGTATGATTGGGGTATCTCCATCAGGTAGCCTAAAAGATGCAGTTGACTGGGTAACTCCGCAAATGTTTGGAGCTGTAGGTGATGGAGTTGAAGATGATACTGACGCATTACAGGCAGCCATTAACTACTGCGCACCTTTTAAATGGAAAGGAAGTGTTAATGAAACAAAAAAACAATTAGGTAAAATCAACGCTTATTTAAAAGGGTTTGGTAAGTTCAGAATAACACGGCCTTTATTATTAAACCCATTCTTGGTTATTGATTGTGGACATAATGGTGGCTTCTACGGTTCAAATGGCGGGTTTCAAATAATAGCTGATTTTGACGGTAGGGATTTATTTGCCGTTGATACAGCGCCTTACAACTCTGACGGTGTAAGGGTTCTTGGTTATAGGGCATCAAGGGGTGATTGGGATAACGGAATGTATACGGGGTGCATGGGGTGGTTAATTAGAGGTGCTTCTATATCGATTAAAGATGGTAGGAATTTAAGAGGGGCCCTTAATAGATGTATGGCAGCTCAATCATGGTTGTTCAATAACTCAATTTCAGGGGGGAATATTGGTATTCAGACTTCCGTTACTTGGGGTGGGGGAATCAAATATAATCATGTTAGAGCTAACGCAATACCTCTTTATAACTCTAATGATTCAACTATCGATGATCAAAAATCAAATTACCTATCAGTGATAGGAGTTAAGCCATCCAGTGACGACTTCACATATCCAAATTGGCCAGATTCGATATTAAAAGGAAAAACAACACCAGTTTATTGTGAATTTGCGCATCCCGTGTTTGAAGATAATATACTTGAAGGTGGCGAAGTAGCTTGCATGGCAACAAGAGGCTCAAATATTAATCTTAATAATAATTACATTGAGGGGAGTTCATTTGAATATCTATATGCTGGTCACTCTGTTAATTTAGACATAAAACTACGATCATGCGTTGCCAAACAATCTAAATTACTTTACATGATAGGTTGTAATGTAATGCTTGATGCATCAAGTGTCTCATTTTTTGATGTTGTTGATTGGGGTATTATTGATGAATATAGCAATATCAACGTGACTGGGTCATATAATAATATTATCAAATCGTTGCCTTTCAATTTTCGCGTTAACTACTCAGATATAGTAAATAATGGGGTTTTAAATATATATTTGTCTGAAACTGGGAATGATTTGAATTCTGGATATAGAGATACAACCCCAGTGAAAACCCTACAAGAGGCGATAGATAGATGTAAAAGCGACGCAATAAATCAAATTATTGTGAATGGCAACGTTACAACAAAAAAGAATTATAGATCAGGTGGAACTGTAACAAATAAAGTTGTTGATATTAATAATATTAAAATAATAAATGGAAATATTAATATACATCAAGAATTCAATGAATTACAAAGCCTTCCGATGGGTATTAAAAATATCTGTTTATTAAATACTAATATATCGATATCAAACACAACGGCTGATTATAGACC